CTAAGTTTCTAGAGGGGTAGCAAAGCTAAATGTTCCCTCTAAGTGTAATTCTGACGCTAATTCTACTTTGCAGTTGCTTTCAAAAAATTCACCTTCCTCATCCCATATATCTTTCATTACAAAGTAATCTCCTGAATGGAATCCGTGATTGAAATGCAAGAGTATAGTTTGAATGTAAATAGCTCCAGCTCTGCAGGCATGAATTAGCAGCCATAGTAAATTTGTCTTAACATCTTCTCTCCCCAAATACTCTGGATTGTCTATTATTGGGAAAATACCATGAGAAACATGATTACGAAGAACTCTGATTTCATCTAATGCAAAACTGTTATCGCCTTCAGCAATATTGTTGGTGCGAACGACTTTCAACGAAAAGTCATTGGTATATTTTTGGAAACGATGATGGAAGTTCTTCATTATATGGAAAAAATTGACTGGTAAAGATTCTTTAGGAATCTGATTGATTACGACTATAGCTCTCATACTGGACTCTTTAAATCTTTTATTGTCAGGGGTATTAATTACAGAATCCAAAGCCAAATACTTATTATCGATAAAGCGGTAAGCTTCCTCCATTGCATTTGTGACATACATAAATCTGGTTAAGGCTGTAGAATACTCTGTAAAGTGCTCGTCATCAGAGGCTTCTTCGTCTATATCAGAAGGGCAATACATATCTGACATTTCATCCCTAAATCGCCACCATTCCATATCAACTTTTTTCAAATGACAAGCTAACTTGAGCCAATCGCCAATTACTGATGTATTAACTATTCTCGTATATCCGTTTTTAGTAAATTTTGCTGTGTTACCCAAGTACCTGCATAGTTCAGAAAGTTCGAAGAGATGCGACTGTAGATCTCTGTTTTTACTGCAGATAGGGCACTTTGTCATAGTTAACTCCTTGTAAAATTAGTAATCCATATTATCCGAAATTTAAGAAATTTATTCATTCGGCTGAATAAAGTTCATTTACCAATCTATTCATATAATCCGCTGTATGCAATAGCATTTTGTATTTAGTACCACTGGTGATGTCTTTGAGCCTGTCCCTTGTAGCTTTGAGCTGCTTTACTGACTGTTCTGCTGTCCACTTATAGCGCCATATCATAGCAACGTCACCGACCGTACAACTGCCGTGTGGTGTAGGCATTATGTCGTCTTTGTCTGTAGTGCCCGAGGCGTTCGTTAGTGGTAAGAATGGGTGAGGGTAGTTAACCGCCATTAATGCTTAAAATATGTTAAATACTTGCGCTTTTAGCTGACTGCGAGGTATGTTCTACGCGAATTCACAACAACTCACAAGCTACAAGGATACGCTAATGTCTACTTTACTGGTGGTGATTCAGTTTTTAATTGATTTGATAAACTCAGGTTTTCAGCTATTTAAGAACTTGAAATTATTACCTTTTAATAAGCGAAAAGACGTTAGTCGCGATACCTTAAACACCATTCCGGAACGTTTTATTTATCTGTTCGAGTGTCATGGTGTACACCGCAACCAGATACCGGCTTTTTTCGGCCATGGTATAACACTGCATGCAATGACAGATCTGGCCGAACTGAGTAAACAGCTTACACCGGAAATCTTGCAGCAAGCATCAAGCTTATTCGGTGTAAGGCAGGACTGGCTGGAATGCGTAAGCGACAAGATTTATAACGTACCAGACTTTTATAAACACCCGGAAAAATTTGACCAGTACATAACTGAGCTTAAGCAAACAACCAATGAGTTGTGGTGCTATGTGCTTAGAACACATGAGTCTACGCACGCAGATGACAATTCAGATGGAGCATTTCTGTTTGTAGAGACGATAGGCGTGATTAATAACCGTGAAATCGTCAGATATTGTCCGGTAGGCCATTTATGCATTGGTTACTGGAAAAGCCGTGCAGATTTTGCGGCAAACTGTGGCTTGCTGATTAAGTCTGGTATTCAGCAAGTTGGTAAGTACGCAAATAAAGACTGGCTGAATCTGTTTAACAGCGGAACGGTTATTCCTGAATATGATTATCAGGATGGCAGCGTAGCTTTGGCGTCTTCTGCAGTTTGGCACATAGACGAGTTTTTTGAACGGCCGGAGCATTTTTTAAAAGGCGTGGATGCAGAAGCGAATAACTTTGGGTTGCATAGCGCAGTTGAGCGCTGGTTGCGATGGAGTGAAAAGGGTTACTTTGATGTATTTGGTGATGGTAGCCATCCGAGGTGTCGAAAACAGTTTGAGAGAAAGCTGGAGGAGTTACTGCGGTAGTTTGCTTAAAACAGCCTTATTATAATAATTATCAATTTAACATAATATACATTATGGGATATAGACAACTAGGCAAAAACAGCCTTGTTATTGCCGTTAGATTCCAAACCGCCAAAAACAACAGTTACAGCCAGTATCGCGGCTAAGACTGACTTATTCAGCTTTTTTGCCAGATTGTGCCATGCGCTTTTAGCTTCCTCTGATTTTGCTGTTTCTTCTGCTAACTGCACCAGAACCCATTCAGTATTCAAATTGCACTCACTCGCAATGAACAGCGCCTGTTCCTCGGTTAAGTGCCTTTTGCCTGATTTAACTTCAGACACAATGCTTTTGGTGCACTTAGGCAGCACAGCTAGCACCTCAGAATCTTTTGTTAATCCCTTTGCGTTTTTCAGCTCGCAAATTAATTCGTAGCTAAACATAAAGCCTCTCTTGACAGTTCGCATGTTTGCGAATTAATATTCCTTTGTTCGCAAGTTTGCTGACTTATTAGTGAACCTGCACTTAACCAAATTCGAAGTAGTATAACCAAGGGCTGGCGCTATGGATATCAAGGAATTAAAAAGGCTTTTAGAGGTACAGGCGGTAACGTTCGTTACTGTGACCAAATCACTTAACTGGCGCTTTGCCGTTCACTACTCGTGTACTGCAAATCTGGTTTACCCGCTGGGTCACGTTACCCTTACCTTAAAGCACCCTCACACTGCCTCAGAGCTGTTGTTACTGCGTCTGTTAGATGATAATCGTATTCCTTTTCAGTATGAAGATTTAACGGCCGCCGCTGGCTTCTTTGTCAGTACAGCCAGCACCGACACGGATAGTCAGCAGCGGCCACCTTGCTCAATCTGCGGCAAAAAACGCTTTAAAACCAGTCTTAACTGCTACAACCCCAGCAAGCGCTCTAACAACCGTTGGACCTGCTTACTACAGAGGGATGCGGCATGAAAAAGCTAAAGAAACAGCCACCAGAAGCGCCTATTATCCGCTTCCATTACTGCCCACTGTGCAACAGCCGTAGCGTGGTTAGCACCGTACAGCAGCACCCTGATGATACTTTCACACTGTGCAAGCATACCTGTGATAACTGCGGCCACATTGCTAAAGAGTTTCCGTTATCCGGTCATCAAAAATTATCCACAGAAACGGTGGATAACTAATGGATAGCTTTAATCAGTTTGTCGCGAACTGGAAAGAAGACCCGCCTCTGATGCTGATTATTACCCTTATTGTTTTGTGCATCTATGCCTTAGTGGCAGCTTCTTTTGCCTTCTTTTTTGCTTTTTCGCTCGCGTACTGGCTTTCTGAATTTGGTATCACCTTATGTTAGATATGGCCGGGATCAGCATTCCATTCCTATCTGAACACGTTGCCGAAACTGACCACGGCGGCCTGCTCAGAAACATTGAGTTCCTGTGTGCTGAATTAGGCATGACACTGGAAGGCGAAGTGTTTTGGGAGAACGGTCAGCGTAATGTCCAGCGCCTACGCCACAAGTTTGAAAGCCTGCCAAGCTCATTTGCGTCACTGGCCTATAAGGTTACAGACGGCACCGATTTTAAGCGCTGGCCCTATGTGCGCATTTCTGGCTGTCCTGCCAAGCTGCTGCAAGGGCATAACGTATATGGCTCAGATAACGCTGATTTGTGCATTATGTCACTGGTCGAAGCCTTTACCCTGGCATTTCCTGAGTTATCAACATCACTTGATTGGTTTCACGCCACCATTGATTTCATTGACGTCACCTACTCCGCCCAGGTTGAAAACGAAGTTGTGGCCCAGCAGGTAATAGACACTTTGCGCCATTTAAATTACGGCCAGACACGGCTAAGCGCTGACCATAAGAAGTTTAAAACCACCATTTACTGGAACAAAGGCAGCGAGCACAAAGAGCTTAAAGCCTATTTAAAACTGCCGGAGCTGGATAACCAGATTAAGCAACTTACCCGCAAATGGGTTAATGAGAAGCACGATCACCTTAAATACCAAATTGAACAGATAACAAAGCCGCACATCAGAGAAGCGGCAACCGGCGCTGTACGTTTTGAAGCCCGGCTTAAGTCCCGCTGGCTAACTGCTAACGGCATTCCATGCACACTTGCATATTTTACCAATCCAGAAAATCAACCTGACTTCCCAGCATTATGGGCAAAAGCATTTAACGACATATTTAGAACATTCGCAGGTGCCACTATGAACGCACACGACAACACCGAAGTATTGAACCAATTACGCGCTATACACTTTCGCATGACACCGAACGGCAACATTTCCTACGCCAAAGCTGAAACGCTATATGACCTATACACCGCGATAATGAAAGACGGCTTTAAAAAGACTAAAGACCGTATTTGCGAACGCTCACGCGCCACATGGAAACGCAAAATAGACGACTTGCAAAGCGCCGGTTTGTCTCTTGCTCAGCTAATGCAATTTACTGGCGAAAACGCCAACGTCATACCGCTAATTCGCTTGATTAACGTCGATTTTGCTAACCAGTTACCCGCAGATTTTACCGAACCGCTGCCATTATCGCGGCAGCTTAAACAACCTCAGTTACGACTGGCATCTTAGGAAATACCACCATGAAACAATTACAAACCGGATTATTCGCTCACGGCATTTTTAAAGGCTTCGTTAACAAACAAGGCAGACCAAATGCCCAGGGCATTGCCAAAAGCCGCCTTACTTGTGCGGTAGAAGTTTTAACTCATACAGAGTTTGGCCCCGTTACTGAAATGAAAGTGTTCGGCGTTAATGATGACCTCGTTCAGGCCGGTATACCGCCTCGCATGTCCACCCTGCAGGATAAACCGGTAATGCTGCCCTTCACTATCCGCGAATGGGAGTTCAACGGCAAAAGCGGTGTCTCTGTAAACCTTTGTTTTTCCATTAAACAGCTTCTTGACGCTGATGCAGTGCTTATCAAGCACACGGACGCTAAGGCCGCGTAATGGAAACCGTAACATTCGACCCAGACCAAGTTGAATACATTCTCACCGCCATTTTAACAATGGCGGCATGTATCTCGGCTTTTCTGGGTTTCAATGCGTGGGAGTCAGTCGCCAAATGATGACCCCCACATTTATCAGCGGCGTGTTATTCGCTGCATACGCTAGTGGCTGGGCAGTCGGTGCGGGTTGGTATCTCCTTCGTCGCTTCGTCTGGACAGCCACAAATTAAACCAAAACTGGAGTAATCCGATATGAAAAATCTGAAACAAAAAGCGGTATTAGCCGCAATGTTATTGTTAAGTTCCACTGCCGCTATGGCTGATGTCTCTGCTGCATTAGAAGCGGTGGAAGCCGATATAAGCTCATTTGCATCTGCTGGCTGGGGCTTTGCTACGGCCGTTGTTGTTGCTTTGACCGGCATCAAGTTGTTTAAGAAGTTTGTTGGTCGCGCGACCTAAAACCGAAGGCTCCAGACATGAAAACGTTAATGTTATTTATCGCCTTAACTGCTTCTGTCTGGAGCAGTTTTTCGTATTCAGAATCACTGGAAGTTTATATTAGCCGTTTTTCCAATGAGGGCTCCACTTACAACAACTGCTCGTCGTCTAACGTCTGCTACCAGACTTTTTACATGCCTGTTTCCGCAACAAATGACGATTTAAAAACACAGTATCTTTTTCAAATAACCAATATTACTTATTCTAATAAATCCTGTCACATGGATGGGCCTTCTAGATTTTTCCGTTGCCCGGAAGCATCTTCTTTAAGGTCGTACTTTACTTTTACAGCTACAAACTCACCCGCTGAACCTACCCAAACCTGTAAAACTGTTGAAGGCGCATTTATAGACGGCTATCACAATTCTGAAAACGATTTCTGCGCCATCGTAGGCAGCACAGGCGGTTCAAACCCTCAGCCTCTCATGTGTGTTGCAAAAAATTTAGCTGAGATACCTGCAAACTCTGGCAATTTTCAGCATACGATAAGCGCTAATGATTGCAACTCACCTACCGGCCCCATTGCTCCTGATGGTGATGGCACAGACCCTGGCGAACCCTGCACAGAAAACTGCGAACCCACAAATCCCGAAACACCCCCAGGTGGCGGTGATGATGGCTCAGAAATACCCGACACGGGCGGTGGCTCTAACTCCAGTAACACATCCGTTACCGGCAGCATTACCGATAGCCAGGGCAATATTACTAACATCAACCTGACAATGGATCAGGATTTCAGCCCCATAACCAACCGGCAGAATGAAACAAACGAGCGCTTAAAAGCCGAAAACCAGAACAGTTCAACCATCATTGACCGGCTAAATGACATTATCAAAGGCGGCACTGATAATGGTAAAAAACTTGATGGCATTAAAGACGCCATAACCGGCCTTGGCGAAGGTGAAGATACAGACTTATCCGGAATTGAGGGCAAATTAGACGGTATCAAAGAAGGCATCGACGGCATTAAAGATGGCATGGGAACCTCACAAGACGGTGAGGATGCCGCCAACAACGTAGACCTTCCTGATGTAGAAAAAGCTATCAATGATGGCTATGACGCCATTATGGACGCCATAAATTCTGATGCAAATAACCAAGTAACAGATGGTCTGCAGAATGTCGGCACCGGCTTAACCGCATTTGAATCTATTCCGCAAATTTTCGCGCTGGCCAGTGAAAACTGTGGCCCTCTTAACTTTGGCGATATACGAATGGATCTCTGCCCTTATGCTTCCACATCGTCTTATGTGCTTACGTGGGTATTAACCATCTTAACCATTATTTTCATTGTTTTTAGTGTCGTTTCCGATATCAAAAAAATAAGGATGACCTGATATGCCAGTTATTGCTTTTTTAGGTGCTATGTTCAGCAAAATAGGCCAGTGGTTTCTTGTTAAATGGATTACAGGCGCCCTTAGAACTGTTGCTATTTATACCGTGCTTATTGCCGCTTATGGCACAGCTGCATTTTCTTTTATAAGTCTGGCTAATAACATGCTGCTATCTTGGGTTAACGGTTTATCTCCCGTTGGACAGCTTATTTTTAGTAGCTTTGCTGCATTTTTACCTCCAAACATGCCCTATTTGCTAACCGGTGTTTTGACCTATTTACTCTTTAGTGCGGCGTTTCATCTCACTATTGAAATTGCCAAGTTAAAAGCAGAATGGGCAGAAAAAGCCCTTGGCAGCTTCAAGGCGTAATGTATGCCGGTATGGGTTGTTACAGGCAAGCTGGGTGCTGGCAAATCGCTAATGAGCGTCAGCCGCATTCAGAAGTATTTGCTTGAAGGGCGCAAGGTTGCTACCAACCTTAATATTTTTCCTGAGCATATGCTTGGCATGGATAAGAAGCACACAGAGCTTTACCGCCTGCCCGATATCCCTACGATTACCGACCTGCAAGCCCTTCCCCGCGGCTATAACGATGAAAAAATAGATGAAAGCAAAAATGGCCTGCTGGTGCTTGATGAATGCGGCATTTTTCTTAACTCCCGGGGCTGGAATGACCCCGGCCGCAAAGAGGTCAATGCGTTTTTTAAATTGCTTCGCAAACTGCGCTGGGATGCCGTTTTCATCATTCAGGACATAGAGAACCTAGACGCCGATGCCAGGCGCACCATAGCCGAACACGTTGTTTACTGTCGGCGCATGGATAGAATGAAAATACCCATTGTCAGCGCCCTGTTTAAGCTGTTTACCACTTACGATTTGCCATTGCCATCAGTACACCTTGGCATTGTGAAATACGGAACTGAATTAAACAGCCTGACTGTTGACCGCTGGACATACTACGGTAGCAGCTTGTATGACGCTTATGACACCGAGCAACTCTTTAGCACCACAGAAAACTTAGGGGCCATAGATGGCCTAACAACCATTTTACCGACCTACTACACCCATGGCCGATACATCAGCAAAAAGCAGAGGTTTATCAATGCAATTAGGAACTTCAAAGCCAAAGGCATTCATTTTTTTTCATTTGGGGCATTAGCTGCAGCATTCACCGTTAATGCCCTTGTCACGTTTGAACCAGAAGCCCCGCAAAAAGGCATATTCACCTGCAATGACACGTACAAAGCGCTTTATGGCTCATGCAGTGCCAAAGCGATAGCGCCGTATGAATACTACTATCCAAAGCCAGAAAAGCAGGACGACAAAGCCGAAACTGAGTCACAGGCAACAGAGCCTGGACAATCACAGGTCATTTACATGGCCGGCTGGCAGCTCACCAATAAAGGTTGGCAGGTCAATTTTGTTGACGACACCGGAGCGCCTTACTACCCGTTAAGCTACCGGGTTAGAGAAATGGGCCAGTGTGTGGCCAGAATACAGATAGAAGGCGTGACACAGCGCCTGACTTGCATGCCAAACAAGCTGGCGTTTAGCCAGCCGCCTAAGCCGGTTGATTTAGAACCTGCAGCCCAGCTTTGAGCGTGCCCATGCCCCTTTATGGGGTTGGGTACGCGAGATGCTGGCTGTAGCATCGTTAAACCGCATTCAAACCTGCCACCACTCCCGCGCGTTGCCATGCACTTAGCCGCTGTTTTCGCCTTAACCTGATGCTGCCACCAATGGCCGAAGGCCATGCAGCGAGCATCGACCGGAGGGAGACGCACAGCGGGAACCAAACCACCTTTTGGCAGCAGATGTCTTTTTCGCGTAAAACCTGCCCTGAAGTGAATCCGGCGCCGGTTCGCGCTCTGCCGAACCACAGCAGCGAAGCTGCATAAAAAGCTCTGGCGAAGCCAGGCATTAGATCGCTTTAGCGTTCCGCACAACGTGCGTCATTCTCGCGCCGTCTCCGGCGCCGCGATTTTCGCGTTTTCCCCCTCTCGGCGCGTCTCCGCGCCCGCGATTTTTCCGGCACGCTAAGCCCTGAAAAAACAACTTTTCTTCCCGATTTGCTAAATTTGGGGTTAACCCGCAGGGTGGACTACAGTAATAGTCCACTCTTGTTTCATTTTGAAACAAAACTACCCCATTTCACGCTTTTGCTATCACCTGACAAAACGTACAAAAAAGGCCGGTTTGTGAAAACCAGCCTTTATGCCAATCTAACTATATGATTAATAAGAACTAATTTACCATAACAATTACATTATAGGATATGTGGCAGGGGTTGATAAAACAGCTATTGAAACCATAAAATCCATTTATCACTTCTAATTACCTTTATTATGCTTCCAATAGGCTTTCTATTTTAACTCAGCGCTGTAGAATGCTGTCATTCGGTATTTCTCTTCAGGTTTTATATTATGGCAATTACCATTCGCCCCAATGATGAGCAACTGGCTATTTTAGCCAAAGCACAGCGTATGACGGCTGAACTTACTTACTCCAAAGCTATCTTTAAAGGCCTTGCTGAATATGTGCAGCTGAAAAAAGACTTTGATGAGCTGGAAAAAAAGCATAACGCACTGCTAAGTGCGCATGCTGAATTAAAAGACACAGTAACCATGTATGTTATGTCGAAAACCAAACTGGAACGCATGCTGCAAAATGACGCCAAAGCGCAGGATTAA